AAATTGGAGATTTGATCGTTAGTGAAGTAAAGCCTTTTTCCGATGGACCTGTAATCCATATTTCAGTGGACAAGGCTCAAACCTATATGCTACGAGGCGGAACAGAAGAAAATCCTGTGCCTGCGTTGTCGCACAATAAATTACCAGCACTGCCAACTCCGGATAGACCCCCACGAGAAACAAGCAACACCTTTAGACCAGGTGGAATCAGACCCTCGCAGGATACGGGTCCTTTTTATCGACCCCCTCCACCAAGGAACTTACGACCCTTTACACCAAAGAACTTACGACCCTCTTTGCCGCCTCCACCACGACCTCAGAACCCTTTTATGAGGCCACCTCCTCAGAACCCGTTTAGTTCAATGCCAGGATTTGGCTCTGGACCAAACATATTTGCAGGCGGATCACCTTTTTACTCGCCCCCACCTAGAATGCCAATGTTTGGCGGAGGGATGGGCGGCTTCGGTGGCTTCGGTGGATTCGGCGGTTACGGTGGTGGAATGGGCGGAGGTTTTAATCCGTTCGGTAGCCAGTTTGGTGGAATGGGTGGAGGTTTTAACCCATTTGGCGGTCAATTCGGCGGCATGGGCGGACAGTTTGGAGGCATGGGCGGAGGTTTTAATCCATTTGGAGGAATGGGTGGAGGTTTTAACCCATTTGGCGGTCAATTCGGCGGCATGGGTGGGGGCTATACGCCTGCATTCGGCGGCGGAAAAGGCGGATTCGGAGGCGGATTTGATCCAAACATAATGACTCCACCCAAGTCAAACAATAGGCCAATAGCAAGACCACTGCCACAGCCAATGCCAAGCTGGGACTCTCCTAATCGCCCAGTTGGACCACAACCCGGAGATATTGGTCCTGAATGGCTAGACTTTTATAAAAACCAACCTGTTGGAGAAGGGCTTAAAACCACCCTTGATCCACAACCGACAACACCAACACCACCGATGTTTAATCCTGGACCAGCAATAGCAAATGATTTGGACGGAGGGAATAGGCAAGGCTTACAAGGAGCAACAGGAGCGACAGGCGCTGCTGGAGCACAGGGCTTACAAGGAGCGACAGGTGCTGCTGGCGCAATAGGCGCTACTGGGGCACAAGGATTACAAGGATTACAAGGCATGCAGGGATTAACCGGAGCTACCGGAGCTACCGGCGCACAAGGCATGCAGGGATTAACCGGAGCTACCGGAGCTACCGGCGCAACCGGGGCAACTGGTTTACAAGGCATGCAGGGACTAACAGGTGCCACAGGTGCCACAGGCGCCGCAGGCGCACAAGGACTCCAAGGAATACAAGGGTTACAAGGGTTACAAGGACTTCAAGGACTAACGGGAGCCACAGGCGCTATGGGTGCTACTGGTGCACAAGGCCTTCAAGGAATGCAGGGACTCCAAGGACTCCAAGGAATACAAGGGTTACAAGGACTAAGAGGCGAAGCAGGTCTAGGAATGCCAACAGCGGCTGATTATGAGGGCTTGATGTCTGCCGAAGACATAGTACAAATGGTTTCATCTGGTGAAACGTTAACACCCGAACAAATACAAGCTGGAGACATAAATAAAGACGGTCGAGTTACGACCCAAGATGCCTCATACAGACAACAAATGGGGTTAGGTTGGAGAGATCCAAGATCCGGTCAAACAATAAATCCGTTCTTGCGGCAATATCAGCTTAAATCTGACATGCCTGATTTTTCTCAATACGCATTAAAGTCTAACCAATTCGATCCTACAGGACTTCAGTCTAGATTGTCTGCATTGGAAGGAAGAGAGTTTCCAACATTTGACTCAAGCGGTTTACAATCACAAATATCTGGACTAGAAACAAGATTAGGCAATATTCCTAGTTTCGATCCGTCTGGTTTACAATCAAGGTTAGGTGCACTAGAAGGAAGAGAAGCATTTGATCCTTCTGGTTTAAAATCAAGGTTAGGCGCGCTAGAAGGAAGAGAAATGTTTGACCCAAGCGGGTTACAAAGTCAAATTAGCGCTTTACAAAATATATCACCATTTGACCCTACAGGTCTTCAGTCCAGATTAGGAGCTTTAGAAGGAAGAGAAATGTTTGATCCAAGCGGTTTGCAGAATAGACTAAGCACTTTAGAAGGAAGGCTTCAAAACAGTCAAGGCCCCAGCATGACAGACATTGAAGCGTTGATTGAGCAACGTTTATCTGATTCTCTGAGAAATATGAATTTTGGAAATCAGGGGAATCAAGGCGAATATGACAATAGACCTGAGGGATTTGATCCATATAATCCCATTTATCGTTCCTTAAATAGAAACAATACTTACATAGGTCAACGCGGTCCAGGCGATATTTAAAAAATAGTGGACGGATTAAGATTAGCAGAGTATATTCTAAAAGAATTGCGAGATAGGCAAAACCAAGTTTCAGAACACCTATCTAGTGGTTCAATAAAAACGATGGAAGATTATCGTTTTCTTATTGGAGAGTTGACGGCACTTCGCTCCTTTGAGGATGATGTAAAAGAAGTGTTGCAAAAAACAACTGGAGACAGTTTTGATGAGTGACTTAGCAGTCCCCCAACACATAGAAGCCGAACGCAAGGCTCAAAAAGAAGCGCAGAAAATAGAGGAAAGCAAAACAAACGGTGAAGCATCTATTCAAGATGCCTACATCGAACCTCAAGAAAGAGTCCTTGACCCCTCCCTTATTGACAGCTCACTACTAGAACGAATGCCCGATCCAACGGGTTGGCGTTTATTGGTGTTGCCATACAAAGGAAAAGGCGTCACAGAAGGAGGCATTGTTTTACCCGATACGCTTGTAGATAGAGAAGCTTTAGCAACCGTGGTGGCTTATGTGTTAAAAGTCGGTCCGTTGGCATACAAAGACTCTAACAAATTTGGCGGAGAACCTTGGTGCACATTAAAGGACTGGGTTTTGATTGGCCGATATGCAGGCGCTCGATTCAGACTAGACGATGGCGGAGAAGTTAGAATCATTAACGACGACGAAGTCATTGGCACTATTTTAGATCCTGACGATATCCAGAGCCTATAATCGGAGCGAGACATGGCAGAACAATTACCAGAAATTACTGATGAAAAAATTGAAAAGGCAGCGTTGCCAAAAGGCAAGAGAGCCAATGAAGAAGTATCGGAAGAATCAACTTTTATTGAACTCGAAGGAAAAGACTTAGAAGGGCTTTCGTCCATAGAAGAAGAAGCGGTTCAAGAAGACTTTAAAACAAGTCCTCATGTTGAAAAACAAGCAGAGAACATAGAAAACGAAGCTGAAAAAAGAGCTAAGTTGGCACAAAACAGAATTGATAAAGCCGTTAAACAGGCCAAAGATTATCAACGCCGAGAACTTCAGGCGCTTCAGTATGCCAAACAAATTGCTGAAGAAAACAAAAAACTTAAAAATGAACAAGCACAAATATCTCAAAGTTATGGCGCTGAATTTGGCGCAAGAGTTGAATCACAACTAGAAGCTTCTAAAATTGCTTTGCAAAAAGCAATGGAGGAAGGCGAATCCGAAAAGATAGCAGAGGCTCAATCAATATTGGCTGCTGCTTCTGCGGATAAGGTGGCTTTTGATCAGTATCAAGGACAACTTCAAAGATACAATCAAGAGATGGAGCAGTACAATGCAGAGCAACAAGCGTATATTCAAGAGCAAAGAATAAGTGCTCAACAACAGAGCCAAGCTTCTCGTGAACCTGTTTATCAACAGCCTTCACAAAAAGCGCAGAGTTGGGCTAATGAGAATACTTGGTTCGGGCAAGATCCAGTTATGACCAATGTTGCAATTGCTGTTCATCAAAAATTGGCACAAGAAGGATTTGACACAGAGTCAGAGGACTATTACTCTGAGATCAATAAACGAATGAGGCAAGAACTGCCAAACAAGTTTGAAAATAACGTGGGAGCTGACGGAAAAATCGTCCAAACCGTTGCTTCACCATCACGCAGTAACTCAAATGGACGCAGGAAAAATCGTAATCAGATAGAGTTGACACCTAGCGAGCAAAAATTAGCTAAACGTCTAGGGGTTTCTTTCAAAGATTATGCAGTTCACAAAGCGAGGTTAGATAACTCATGAATGATAAAGTTGAAATCGAAGAAAACGTTGAAATTGACAGAACTTCTCGAAGTTCAGAAACACGCGAGACTCAAGAGGCTAGACGCCCTTGGGAACCGCCATCTCTTTTGAAAACCCCGGAGCCTCCTCCAGGAATGCGATACCGTTGGGTTCGTACCGATGTAAGAGGCCAGGAAGATCGAAAGAATGTCATGCAACGATTTAGAGAAGGATGGGAGCCTGTCAAGCCGGAAGAAATTCCAGAATTTGATGTGCCAACCATTGATCACGGCAAACACGCAGGTGTTGTTGGGATTGGTGGACTCATGCTTTGTAAGATTGATGATTCAATTGCCGAAGAAAGAAATCGGTACTTTGAACAAAAAACAACCAATCAAATGAATGCAGTTGATAATGACCTTATGCGTGAAGAACATCCTGCAATGCCAATTACAAACAATCGGCAATCCAGGGTTACTTTTGGTGGTAACTCTAAGAAGTAATGAAATATAATTACCTTTTAGAGCTACTGAATTTTAATCTCGTGATCGGAGAAGTTAATTATGGCAAATAAAGACGCCGCATTTGGTTTGCGTCCAGCCAAGCATGTTAGCGGTTCACCGTTCAACGGAGGTCAATCTAGATATAGGATTACGACAAGTGCGACAGCTTATACTACGAAGATTTACATGGGTGACATTGTGACTCAAGGGACAGGTGGTACGATTACTCGTATCGCTCGTGCTGATGGTGGAGGCGCTACAAGCGACATCATCATTGGTGTGTTCAATGGTTGTTACTACACAGACCCCACTACAAGTAAACCAACGTGGAGTAATTACTGGCCAGGCAATGCTGCAACTGATGCAGTTGGTTTTATCATTGACGACCCTTACGTCGTTTATGAAGTACAAGCCGATGCCGCTATGCCAGTAGCGGATCTTTGGGGTAATTTCGACATTGTGGATCAATCCACAGTCGGATCAACCCAAAGTGGTCGTTCTAATGTTGAGCTTGATGTGACAACTGGTGCTACTACAGCAACGTTGCCACTAAAAGCAATCGGTATATCTACAGACCCTCAGAATTCCGACGTCGGAAGTGCAAACACCAATGTGCTTTGTTTAATACAGAACCATCTGTATAGACAGGCTCAAGTTGGTCTAGCATAAAGGAGATATAACTAATGGCTATTTCAAGAGCACAGCTCACTAAAGAACTAGAACCTGGTTTAAATGCTCTTTTCGGCATGGAATATTCTCGTTATGAGAATGAACACGAGGAAATTTTTGAAGCTGAAAACTCAGACAGAGCTTTTGAAGAAGAAGTTCTTATTTCAGGTTTCGGAAATGCCCCCGTGAAGCGTGAGGGAGATGGTGTTGAGTTTGACACAGCCTATGAAGGCTTTACTGCTCGTTACACCCATGAAACTATTGCACTTGCATTTGCATTAACAGAAGAAGCTGTAGAGGATAACCTCTATGACAGACTTGGTGCTCGTTATACTAAAGCATTAGCTAGAAGTATGGCACACACTAAGCAAGTCAAAGCTGCTAATGTTTTAAACAATGCATTTAGCTCTAGTTACACGGGTGGAGATGGAGTATCACTGGTAAACAGTGCACATACTCTTGCGGGTGGAGGAACTTACTCAAACACACCTAGTACCCAAGTTGACTTGAACGAAACGTCACTTGAAGATGCGGTAATTACTATTTCAACTTTTGTTGATGATCGTAATTTAACACTAGCACTTCAGGGGATGAAGCTAATTGTGCCACCACAACTTCAATTCGTAGCAGATCGCTTGCTCGAAACTCCAGGCCGTGTTGGAACAGCTGACAACGATATTAATGCAATCAAAAATATGGGAATGATTCCTGAAGGCTATGCCGTCAATCATTTCCTAACTGATACTGATGCATTTTTTATCTTGACTGACTGCCCAGACGGAATGAAGCATTTCGTGCGAACGCCTATAAGCACAAACATGGAAGGTGATTTTGACACCGGAAATGTTCGCTTTAAGGCTAGAGAGCGATACAGCTTCGGTTGGAGCAACCCTCGTGGCATTTATGGCTCACAAGGCGCTTAACCAGTGAAATGGAACCTCGCCGGGGGTTTCTTACTCAACCCGGCACACTTTTCTAGGGTAAACTTGTCCTATCGACTGACCTAGCAGACAAGCCAAGACAATAGGACTTATTTTTTCAGGAGAAAAAATTATGGCAAAATCAACCTTTTCAGGACCTGTAA